GCTGCTGGAGGTTGTGCATCTTTGGGATTGACTGCCAAGCCCATGAACTTGCCACTCTTGCCCTCTTTAATCCATGCTGAAAGCCAGTATTCTTGACCATCAACAGTGATGTTTCCTTTGTAATCAGGTTGGTTAGCTGATTCCTTTTTGTCGTTCTTAAAAAGTACACCACTGTTATCTTTTTTATTAATTTCCATTTTTAGCCTTTCAATGATTCGCCATGTTTCTTCAAAGCACTACGCACATTACTTGGAAGCAATGCCCATAACGCCACCTTTTCCTCCTGGTCATGGATTCCCAGGTATTCCTCATAAGCACCGATCAAATCGCTTGCCTCGAATCTATCTTGAACAGCAATGGCAACATCCGCAATGATGTTTTTTCTGTCCTTGGAGACAATAGCGCCATCTGTTGGCTTGATAACAGCTTCACCCTCTGGAATGTCCTCTCCAGCATAGATGTACAAGCCCAGACCATGCAGCGACAATGCTTTAGTCATGCAACGCATAATGGCAGTGTTGATAGCAAATGCGTCTGGGGTTGGGATTGCCTTGTTGCGATAATCCATCACAGGCAGTTGGCAGGTCATTGGCTTGGCAAACATGGTGACAGTTACAAACACCATTGCAGTGCCGTTAATGTCCATGAAGCACTTGTCGCCAAACATCTCCACCTTGTAGGTTGCGTTTGCATCAGCCTTTAAAGCCTCTGCCCATGCCCAAGCCCATGATAGGTATGTGAGATTGTTTTTCTTCTCTGTGTGATTGTTGACATTGGTGGCAAGAAGTTCTTTGATTGCTTCTTTCCTGTCAAACATTGTGCCGACTATTGTTGTTGAGGTCATTTCGTAACTCCTGTTGAAAATTAAGATTTAATCAGACTTTGTTAAGAATTCTATAGGTGTTTTCCCTAATTTGTTCACATTGGGCTTGTGTGATCCACATCGTCAGCAAGGTCAGTTGGCTTTGAATTGTTTGAATGTCAGCCGTGAACCCTGCGTAGTTTTTGTTTAGACACTTGCTCTCCAGTGCTTTGGTCTTTTGTTCGATTGCTATCAGCATCGTTGCGTAATCGTTGAAGTCGCTCATTCTTTTCTTTCTCAAAGGTTTGTTTTATGTCTGTGCAAGCTGCACTCTGATAGACGAATTTAGGGTCTGTGATTGCCAGGGTTGGCAGGGTCATCCTTGCTGGTGTTTTGTCTCTCAGCAAGATAGGCAAGCTGGGTTGCGAGATCACAATCTCGAAATAAGATAGGACTCGTTTGATCGCAATCGTCAAATGTTTCATCTGAATTGTCTCCAATAATGTCTTGCAGTCTAGATTTCATTTTCATGTTGTCCTCACTCATCAAACATTTGTTGAAAAGGGCCATCCATTTTAGCTTCCATGATCTTGCGCTCATCAAGTGCCTTTTGCACTCTCTCAATTCGCAGATTGCGATAGTGCTGCAACTCTTCAATGTCATCAATCCATTGGGTCTTGACAACATCAAACACTCTCAGTTCAGCCCTGCGGCGCACCTTGAGTTCTACTCTGTTCATCACAATGCTTGCAACATCTTCAGCATGATTTGCTTTGATGGCTTCTACCAGGGCCACACTGTCTGCAATGGCATCAGCAATATCATCTGGGTCTAACTCCTGGACAATCGCCCAGCACTCGTATTTGAATTTTTCTTCATCAGTTGGCATTTGTAACTCCTGTTGACCACTGCCAAATAGCAGTGATAGGACTGTCGCACAGAAAAAAGATGCAGGGAATAGGTGTTTTCCCTAGTGCAAAAAACTATAAAACCCATCATACTGAGGTTTTTTAAGGACTGCAAATGCGTTTAAACCTCACCCATCGAACCATCTTGAAGCGCCTATCAGGCGGCCCCAGGACAATGCTTGAGATGACTCATAGCTATACAGACAACAACTCTGTCAGCTTTCACTATCAAAGATACCTGCCCGATTTAGAGCAATTTGGGTATGTAATTAACCATCAAGAAAAGTGGCATCTGACTGAATACGGGCGCATGGAGATGAATCGGGCCATTAGTGGTGCAGCCATGCGGATTGAGAATGGGTCTGTCAAAGAAATCTATGATGGTAAGGAACTGCGGAGAAACATCTCTCGCCGTGGTTGCTATGACTTTCTGAAGTATCCAAGTCGCTTTGGCGACAATCAGATTTATAAAGTCTGATATGATGTTTGGGAATCCGGCTAGGGTAGCTCCTGAAAAGACGATTAGTCCCCGTCCTGCCGTAAATTCCCTTGGCGACTAAACCTATGACTTAAGGTTGATATGCAATTAATTCCCAAAAACTGGGTTTCTTTCCAGCACTATAAGCATCGCTCTCCACCCTGGATAAAGTTTCATCGTTCGATTCTGAATGACAGAAGCTATATGAGCTTGCCACTTGCTAGCAAGGCGCTAGCACCATTAATGTGGTTGCTTGCATCAGAGTCCAAAGATGGCACTTTTGATGGCTCACTGGATGAGCTTGTGTTCAGGCTTCACATTACCCCAAAAGACTATCAAGATGGCGTTAAGCCATTGATTGATAAGGGATTCTTTGTTATTGCTAGCGGAGTGCTAGCAGAGTGCAAGCAAGTTGCTATCCCAGAGTTAGAGACAGAGAGAGAGAAAGAGACAGAGAAGAGACAGAGAGCAACCAGCGTTGCCACGCCTGACGGCGTTTCACAATCTGTTTGGCAGGAATTCGTAAATCATCGAAAGTCAAAGAAAGCCCAGGTCACCCAGTTGGTGATTGATGGAATCCAAAAGGAAGCTGACAAGGCTGGGTTTAGCCTTGAGGATGCCTTGAAGGAAGTAGTTGTAAGAAATTGGCAAGGTTTCAAAGCTGAGTGGGTTTTACCAAAGCCCACCTTTGGCGACATGGCGAGGGTATCTGTTGCACCCGTTCAAGGCCGTGATCCTGCGTTACTCAAGCTGGATGAAGACAAAAAGCACACAGGCCCACCACCGCCAGAAATCATGGCACAAATCAGAAATGCGTTGAAAGGAAAAGTAACATGACCGAAGAACAATTTGAGCAAGCAATGGATGGTTATCAGCTAGATAGCCAATATGCAGATTTCATCATGGATCAACAAACAGTTGGGAATGGTCATGTTTTGACCACATTGATGGAACGAGGGGATTATTACGAAGCCTTCAAAGAAAAGATGGTGACCGAATTTGAGCCACGGCGTGAGTGGGTTGGATTAACAGAAAAAGAGCACACTGAAATTGCGATTGAATGCGGTTGTTTGAGTGCTGATTGGGTTTTCTATGGTGCAACAGTTGAGCGAAAACTGAAAGAAAAAAACAACTTATGAAGGTTTTACCCATAAAGCCTTTTGAGGCTGAACCTTGGATTCTGAAAAAACACTATGCCAAGCGGATGCCTCAAATAATCCATGCTTTTGGTTTGTATGACACAAGGCTAGTTGGCATCGTGACTTATGGGTTGCCAGCTAGTCCTTTCCTGTGCATGGGTGTATGTGGGCCAGAAAACAAAGACATTGTTTTGGAGTTAAACCGCCTTTGCATTGAAGATGGATTGAAAAATGCCGCATCTATGCTGGTTGGTCAAAGTCTGCAAATGTTGCCAAGGCCAAGCATTGTGGTTTCTTATGCCGACACTGAGATGAACCATGTTGGGTATGTCTATCAGGCAACAAACTTCATCAAGGCATAATTTTGGAGATTCTGAAAATAGAATAAATCGCAGTGCTAAACACAGATATATTTATTTTGTTGGAAGCAGAAAACAAAAACAGACCTTAAAAGACCAACTGCGTTATGAAATCCACCCTTACCCAAAAGGCGAATCAGAAAAATATAACGCTGGTGATTTAGTAAAGACTCAGGAGTTATTATTCATATGACTAAACAACAATTTGAAGCCGCAATGAGAACATTTAATCTTGAATTGGAATACATGGACTACATCATGGAGAGGGACAACCTTGAAAATGGTGATGGGATTTTCCGATTGATGAACAGTGGTGATTTTTATGAAGGCTTTAAAGAAAAGATGACAGGAAACCAAAATGAACAAAGATGAAGCCCACCACTTGCTCAACAAAAGAAAACAAGGGCTTGCAGTCCCACTCTACCTTGTCAACAGAGCCTTACTTGTATCAGGAGACCTTGGAATGGCTTGTTCACCTTGCCAAGCAACCTGGATGGAAGGGTCAAGCATGGCACAGAGCCAAGGAACTGGAGTCATGCCCGACTCACTTATGGCGTGGAATAAAAACAGATTTGACGAACCACATGAAAGCCCAATATGACCATTTGGATAGGGCTTGACCCTGGCAGCATCAGTGGCGCAGTTGGTGCATTGGATTCAAGAGGCGATTATTTAGATTCTTTTATGATCGAGCATAAAGATAAAAATATATTGCCCCTCGTATTCAAAAACATGATTCTGCGGTGCATTGACCCAAGGGAAGGGGCAGAGATTTGCATGGAATTGGTGCATAGTATGCCAAACCAAGGCGTTGCAAGTACTTACCAATTTGCAAGGGCAGTTGGTGTTATATCAGCGGTTGCTGAATTAACTAATTATCCTTTTCATTTGGTAACGCCTCAAAAATGGAAAAAGTATTTTCACCTGACAAGCGATAAAAACGAAAGCTTAGATTTAGCCCGATCATTTTGGCCTGAGGCAAAACTGACCCGCAAAAAAGATGGAAACAGGGCAGAGGCACTTTTAATCGCACTTTATTGGCGTGAGCAGTTGAATGGCAAACAAGATAAACCCAAACCGAACCCAGACTGATTTAAAACTGGATTTAAGCGCAGAGCAAAGGGCTATTTTAGAAACCCTTGGCAGGGGCAACATGACCCAGGGAATCAGGGTAGCCATTGACCAAGCAGGGCACTTCTTCAATTGTGGGCTGGAGCCAGAAATGGACTTGCGATATGTGGGCTTGGTCACCACTATCCCAGGCCATGATGATGATTGACCACAAAAGGGCTTGCTAAAGGGCTTTAAAGGGGCCTAGAAGGGCTTTTCTTGGTCAACCCAATGCACCCTACATGGTAGGGCTTGCAAGGGCTTAAAAGTGGGCAAGAAAAAACCCGCACTTGGCGGGTCTTAGTTAGTGGTTGCTGACTTAATACCTGTGCAATGTCAATTTATGCACATAGTAGGCAGGCATTGCCTTGGCTTTTCTCATGGCAGCCAATTTTTTAGTGGCGGGTATACGAATACAATTTCGTAAAGATGGGCATTCGCTCCATCGAACCCCTGCAATTTGAACGCAAAATATTTCAAGATTATCATCACGGGTGTAATATGCAAACATTTTAAAGCCTTTCAGAA